GCTCTTTGATGAGGCAAATGGGGATGTTACACAGGCGAAACTACTTGCAGGCTATGCACCTACCAGTTCTACGTCTGATATCGTGAGAGGCATCAAAGAAGAGGTTCTAGAGGCTACTCAGATGTTTATGGCACGTAATGCACCGAGAGCAGCAGTTGCAATGGTTAGTGGTATCAATGATCCTACAGAGTTAGGTATGAGAGAAAAGATGACTGCAGCAAAAGAATTACTTGATAGAACAGGTTTAGTTAAAACAGAGAAGATGCAAGTAGAATCTACAGGTGGTGTTATGCTTATGCCAGTCAAGAATGTACAAGCAGAAGATGACTAAGATACTAGATAGGTTAGTCGCACAACTAAAAGCAAAAGGTAAAACAGAAAAAGCTGCTTATGCAATAGCTATATCACAGTTACAAAAAAGTAAGAATTTGAAAAAGAATAGTACGAAACCAACAGTTAAAGGCATAAAACAAGGTAATAAAACACCTAGTGAAAGAGCTAAACTAAGACAAGCAAAGTATAGTAATAGAAAAGCTTCAGATTTTAAATACAATAAAAAAACTAATAGAGCAACACTCAAGACATGAACAATAGAAGTATAGGAACTTGGGAATTACCCCAACCAACAGATTTAAAAAAAGATGATGAATGGATTGAAATACCACGCATAGCTAGAACAATACCTTTTGGTTATGTACAAGATGAACAAGACCCTGAGACACTTAATCCTATAAAAGAAGAACTAGACAAATTAGAAATGGCTAGAAATTATGTTAAACAGTATTCCTATAGACAAGTAGCTAATTGGCTATCTAAACAAACAGGAAGATACATTTCTCACGTAGGACTAAGAAAAAGGTTACAGAATGAAAAAAGACGTAAGAACCAAGCTAGAAGCCTTCGCAAGTGGGCAGAGTATGCAGAAAAGGCGATCTCCAAGGCGAAAGAAATTGAACAAGAAAGAACAGGTGCAAAAGCCTATTCTTGAGTCTAAAGTACAAGAGGTTGAAAATATAACAGAAATACCTATTGAGCAAAAGCACAATGTTATATTTAAACCAAATGAAGGACCACAGACAGAATTTCTAGCAGCAGGAGAAAGAGAAGTACTATACGGTGGTAGTGCTGGTGGCGGTAAGAGTTATGCCATGTTAGCAGACCCATTAAGATATATGAGTCACCCATCATTTAGTGGACTACTATTAAGACACACAACAGAAGAATTAAGAGAATTGATATTTAAATCTCAAGAGATATATCCAAAAATATATCCGGGAATTAAATGGTCAGAAAGAAAGATGCAGTGGGTTGCACCATCAGGTGCTAGGTTGTGGATGTCTTATTTAGACAGAGATGACGATGTATTGAGATATCAAGGTTTAGCATTTAGTTGGATAGGTTTTGATGAATTAACACAGTGGGCAACACCATATGCGTGGAACTACATGCGTTCTAGATTGAGGTCGGTAGCAAAAGACTTACCAATATTTATGAGAGCTACAACAAACCCGGGAGGCAGGGGTCATCATTGGGTTAAAAAAATGTTTATTGACCCTGCTCCATACGGAAAAGCGTTTGATGCCACAGATATTGAAACAACAGAAGTGCTTAAATACCCAGCAGGACATGCAAAGGCTGGTAGACCTTTATTTAAAAGGAGATTTATCCCCGCAAGATTATCTGACAATCCTTACCTTGCAGAACAAGGGGATTATGAAGCCATGCTATTATCGCTACCTGAACAACAAAGAAGGCAATTACTTGATGGCGATTGGGATATTAAGGAAGGTGCTGCTTTTACTGAGTTTGATAGGAATATCCACGTTGTTGAGCCTTTTAGCATACCTACTAATTGGGTTAAGTTTAGAGCATGTGATTATGGTTATGGTAGTAAGTCTGGTGTTCTTTGGTTTGCTGTATCTCCATCTGAGCAACTCATTGTATACCGAGAGTTGTACGTTAGTAAAGTCCTTGCCACAGATTTGGCAGATATGATATTGGAACTAGAAGAACACGATGGTGGTATGAGATATGGTGTTTTAGATAGTTCTTTGTGGCATAAAAGAGGTGACACAGGACCTTCTCTAGCAGAACAAATGATACAAAAGGGATGTAGGTGGAGACCTTCAGATAGAAGTAAAGGTAGTCGTGTAGCAGGAAAGAATGAAATACATAGACGTTTACAGGTAGATGAGTTTACAGAAGAACCAAGATTAGTTTTCTTTAATACTTGTACTAATGTGACAGCACAATTGCCATCTATACCATTGGATAAAAAGAATCCTGAAGATATAGATACGTTATCAGAAGATCACTTGTACGATGCATTGAGGTATGGTATAATGTCAAGACCAAGATTTAGTTTATTTGATTATGACCCAAGAGGTGTGCCAACACACTCTATGCCAATGGCAGATGCGACATTTGGATATTAAGGATAAAACATGGATGAAAATGACGAAATAATAGTAGAAAGTGAGGCAGTATCTCTAGAAGATTCTGAAGATACAGCTACTACAGACGTACATACTACAAATATAATTCCATTTATAATGGAAAGATACCATCGTGCAGATGATTATAGAGAACAGGATGAACAAAGGTGGTTAAGAGCCTACCGTAATTACAGAGGTTTGTATGGTTCTGATGTTCAATTTACAGAAGCAGAAAAGTCTCGTGTTTTTATTAAAGTGACTAAAACTAAAACATTAGCTGCCTATGGGCAAATTGTTGATGTTTTATTTGCTAATAATAGATTTCCGTTGAGTGTAGACCCTACGGAACTACCAGAAGGAGTAGTAAAAGATGTTAGTTTTGATCCTAAAGAACCTGAAGAACTTCGTGGAAGCACTAGTTTATCAACCTCACCTTATGGCTATAAAGGAGATGGCAAAGACTTACCTAAAGGTGCTACTGCAAAAACTTTGGAAGGTATGCTTGGTCCTTTGGAAGACAAGCTTAAAGATGTTGAAAATCTTAAAGCAGAAGTTGGTAAAACTCCTACAGCAATTACGTTCAGCCCTGCGTTGGTTGCAGCAAAAAATATGGAAAAGAAAATCCACGACCAATTAGAAGAGTCAGGTGCAAGTAAACATTTAAGAAGTACAGCCTTTGAAATGGCATTATTTGGTACAGGTGTTATGAAAGGACCTTTTGCTGTTGATAAAGAATATCCTAATTGGGATGACGAAGGTGAGTATGATCCTACACTAAAAACTGTACCTCAAGTATCGCATGTATCTGTATGGAACTTTTATCCAGACCCTGATGCTAATAATATGGATGAGGCACAGTTTGTTATTGAGAGACATAAGATGTCACGTTCTCAACTGCGAGCTTTAAAGAAAAGACCACATTTTAGAAGTGAGGTTATAGAAGCTGCTATAGCAGAAGGTGAGAATTATACCAAGGAGTCATGGGAAGATGATCTATCCGACTATGCACCTGAACACGGTATAGATAGGTTTGAAGTTCTTGAATATTGGGGTATGTGTGATACTGAAATGCTTATAGAACAAGAAATAGATATACCAAAAGATTTACAAAACTTAGACGAGTTACAAGTTAATGTATGGATATGCAATGGCAAATTACTAAGAATGGTTCTTAATCCTTTCAAGCCATCCACAATTCCATACATGGCTGCACCATATGAATTGAATCCCTATTCATTCTTTGGTGTGGGTATTGCTGAGAACATGGATGACACGCAAACTCTTATGAATGGTTTTATGAGAATGTCTGTAGACAACGCTGTGTTATCAGGCAATCTGCTTATTGAAGTAGACGAAACTAATTTAGTGCCGGGTCAAGACTTGTCTGTATATCCGGGCAAAGTGTTTAGGAGACAAGGTGGTGCTCCGGGACAAGCTATTTTTGGAACAAAGTTTCCAAACGTATCACAAGAGAATTTACAGCTATTTGACAAAGCTAGACAGCTTGCAGATGAGAGCACAGGCTTACCCTCATTTGCTCATGGACAAACTGGTGTATCGGGTGTAGGTAGAACTGCATCGGGTATATCAATGCTAATGAATGCAGCAAGTGGTAGTGTCAAAACTGTTATTAAGAACGTAGATGACTATCTACTTAAACCATTAGGCGAGGGTTTATTTAGATTTAATATGCAATTTAACTATGATAAAAACATCAAAGGTGATTTGGAAGTTAAAGCTAGAGGTACAGAAAGTCTAATGGCTAATGAAGTACGTAGTCAGAGACTTATGCAATTCTTACAAGTTGCATCTAATCCAGCTCTTGCACCTTTTGCTAAATTTCAATATGTTATCAGAGAGATTGCAAAAGCAATGGATTTAGACCCTGACAAGGTTACAAATAATATGGATGAGGCTGCGTTACAAGCAGAACTTATGAAACAATTCCAAGCACCCCTAGACAATCAGCAACAACAGCAACAACCACCTGCGGGAACAGACCCAATGGACCCAACAGGAGCAGGTGGAGCAACTATTGGTACTGGAGTAGCACCAACTCCGGGTGAACAAGGATTTACAGGAAGACCTCAAGATGGACAACAACAACAAGCAACAAATAATCAGCAGTCTGAAGCCGTTGGTCAACAACCTCAAGCTACTGAACAGCTTCAATGATTATACGGATTATTTAATAGAACAACAACATAAATTATTAGAGCAAACAGACGATATTATTGTAATGCATAGAGCACAAGGTGCTGTAGCATTGTTACGTAGACTAAAAAGACTTAGGGATGAAGTAAATTCAAACAATGGCTGATTTAAATGAACAGATGACTAGCTTATTAGAGAAAGAAGAGTTGCCTTATGCAGACGATGCAACAGCCGCTACTTCACGAATTAGAGGGATGCCTAAGAGTAAAAGGTTTATACCAGAAGAATCTTTAAATTTATTAGAGTCTTATAAACCTGAAATAAAAGAAAAAAGAATAGAAGAGAAGTTTGCAAAAAATATAGATACAGCTAAATCTATGGGTACAGGTTTGGCTACAGGTATTTTTGGTTTACCTTCTGATGTACTAGAGGGGGTTAACTTTGTAAATGATTACCTAGCCGAAAAGGGTAGTTCTAAAGCATTGTTATTTAAAGATGCTATAAATGAAGCAAGAGAGAAATATGGCAGAGATGCTTTTGATAAAAAGTTTACTGAAATCACAGGTATAAAATCTGATGCTTCTAATATAGACCAAATAGTAGGTGAGATATTATCTCCTGCAGGTGCTTTTGTGACAACAGCAAAAGGTGGAGTAAAGGTAACTCAAGGTGCTCTAAAGTTATATGACTTTTTACAAGATGCATTTAAAACACAAACAAATTTATTAAAGGGTGATATACCTCCGGGTGGAGCTGCTCAACTAGTTACAGGAAACGTAGACAACACAGCTACTCAAATAGGTAACATAAATCAAATAAAGAATAAAGAGATAGCTGCCGCAGCAATAGATGCAGCAAAAACAACAAAAACAATAGATAGTGGTGATCCTAATAGACCTATTATAAATTTAAGTGAAATAGGGTTAAAAACGGAAGCTGGTCAAGACGCAGTTAAACGGTATAAGGAGCTTGAAAAAAATGCTTTTGCAGCAAGAAAGCAAATTTATACTAGACTTAACTATTACAATTTGCCTAACTCTGTTAAAGATGACTTGTATAGACAAACTGGTGTTTATAGGGGTAAAGAGGGTGCTTTTAAATTTAAAGTGTCTACAGCAGAGGCACAATTGAATATAGGTGGTTTGAGTGAAGCAGGGATTGTAGAAGGTGGTACTAATGTTGTAAAAAGATTTAATGCTAGTAATATACCCCCAGAGGGCATTCCTTTAGAGGATGTTTTAAATTTTCAACCTTTATATAAACAATATGGCAAAAAAGAAAATAATTTTGCTCAAGGTATTGCAGGGTTTGAAGACAAATTTCCTAGACAGCAATATGTTTTATTAAAAGACATAAAAGTTAAAAGTATGGATGATTTCATAAAACTTAGAATAGCAGAAGGTATGCCTGTGAAACAAGCAGAAAGATATAAAGCTACTACAAGTGCCGTTTATAGCACAAGAGGTGATGAAGAAGTAATATACGTGTCTAGTAAAGACAATTTATCTAAAGTAAGAACTGATTTATTACATGAAATACAACATGCTATTCAAAGAAGAGAAGGTTATATAGGTGGTTCTAGTCCTCAAACAATTTTAAATGATATGACTAATGGTACTTGGGGTTTAGATATTCAAAAACTAGCAGATGATAAATCTCAAATATTAGAAGATTTTATAAAAGACACACCAAAGTTACCCATGAATGATAATATGATAAATATATTTAAGTCAGCTACTGATAAATTAGTTAAAAGAGAGTTTAAATATATGTATAAAAATATGCCCGATTCTAAAAGTGCAAAAGATTCTTTACCTAATACTGCTGGTACTTATAAAGTCAATGTAGCTGATGAAGTAAACAATGTAGATTATGATGGTAAAGCTATTACTTTTACACCAGTTGAAACTGCCCTAATCAACAAAATAGGAGATTTATCTAGTTTTAGAGAATATATGAAATTTCGTGCTTTACTTGAACGTCAAACTATACGTTTGAATAAGTTAGAAGAAAAAGCTATTGAAAAATATACATACTCAACTGGAGAAATGCAATCTAGAAGAGTAGAAAAAATGGATGTTTTATATCAAGATGCTATAAAGGACTTGCGTAACCAAGGTAAATTAAAACCAAATGAACTTCCTACTAAAGAGCTTCAAGATAGAATATTCAGAGGTATAGGTGTTAAAGACACTGGAGAATATAGAGATTTATTTCCTAGTAAGTTTGAAGGTCAGGGTGTTTTACAAGATCAAAAAATAAAACCACAAGGTACTAATGTTGATACGTATGCTAAAATAGGGGAGCAATAATATGCTAAGACAACAAATGGAAATGTTTGAAGATGGTGGACTCAAAGATGAGGGTAACACAGTAGACCCTGTATCAGGTAATGATGTTCCTCCGGGTTCAACACAAGAAGAAGTACGTGATGATATACCAGCACAATTAAGTGAAGGCGAGTTTGTATTTCCTGCGGATGTGGTAAGATACATAGGTCTTGAAAAACTTATGCAATTAAGGCAAGATGCTAAACAAGGATTAAAACAAATGGAAGATATGGGTCAGATGGGCAACAGCGAAGAAGCCACAATGCCTGATGATTTACCTTTTGATATGACAGACCTTGACATAGATGATGAAGAAGAGTATAATAGTGAAGATATGGAAATGGCTCAAGGTGGAGTAGTCTATGCTGCTAATGGTTTTGCTGGTACGACTACTAGTACTAATCAATTAGGAAGTAGAGCATCTAGTTTTGGTAACACAGCAACTAGAGTACAGCCTAAGACATATACACCACCACCAATACCACCGTCAGCACCTATAGGTGGATTTCAATATGGTGCAACAAAGGGTCAACCAAAAGGTAAATTATCTTTTGAAAATTTATTTAAAGACGCAGGTGGAGCAGACGAATACAGAACTTACGTGAATGACGCAGGTGCAGAAATACAAGTTCCATTTAAAAATGGTAAAGTATTAACTGGCTTTACTATACCTGAAGGATTTAAGTTAAAGACAGATAAAGTAGACACAGCTAAAACTCAAAGTACAGGAATCAAAAGTACAAGACCTACACAAGAAGACTCAGGAGATGATACACCTTCTTTAACAGAACAAGGATTTAGAGAAGGTTCTAATGTAACATTTATGGGTGGTATAAATAGAAATGGTAAAAGAGTTGATGGGGAAGGTCTAGGTCAAAAAGTAAGAGACATAGGGGTTATAATAGATATTCCCGGAGGTATATCTAAAATAGGTGGAATAGCAGGTGCTATGATGGCAGGTATAACAGGTAATTATCCTGAAGGAACTAAAATGGGTATTACCATCAAAGGCGATCCTAATAAAATTAAATAC